AACTTCCTGATGGTACAGTCATAGCTCGAAGAGAGCGTACATTCCCAGCATTTTACGATGGAGATTGGAAATACTTTACTGCAATAGATACATGCAGGAAAACAAACAAGCATATGACAGTGTTAAAGGCACGTCGTAAGGGATATTCTTATAAAGCAGCAGCAATGCTAGCTAGGAACTATTTTCATTTGCGTAATAGTAAGAATTATGTATTTGCAGGACAGAAAGAATACTTGATTGGGGATGGTCTACTATCTAAAGCTTGGGATATTCTATCATTTGTAGATGATAATACTGCATGGACACAACCTAGACTTAGAGATAGGGAAATGCACAAACAATCTGGGTACAAGAAGAACGTAAATGGGGCACTTGTAGAGATGGGTATGAAGTCACAGATTATTGGGGTATCTCTTAAAGATGATCCAGATAAAGTAAGGGGTAAGGCAGGTGAACTTATATTTTTTGAAGAGGCAGGATCTTTTCCAGGACTCCTAAAAGCATGGGAAGTTGCTATGCCAACAATGCGTCAAGGTAGTAAAACACTCGGTACTATGGTAGCATTTGGTACAGGTGGTACACAAGGAGCAGATTTTGCAGGTATGGAAGAGATATTTTATAATCCTGAATCATATGACTGCTTAGCTTTTAATAATATATGGGATGATGGTGCAATGGGTACGCAATGCGGACATTTTGTTCCTATTTATGAGAATCTAGAAGGATTTATAGATGAAGATGGTAATTCTTTTATAGAGGAAGCTAAAGAGTTTGAAGAAACTAATAGGACTAAGAAAAAAGGTACTAATGACCCAAAAGCTTATGATCAATATATAGCTGAGCACCCAATGTGTCCTGCAGAAGCTACATTGCAAGTAGCTGGTAACTTATTTGATATAGGATCTTTGCAAGAACATTACAATAAAGTTAAAGCTAATAAGCTACACACTATAGGTACAGCAGGTAGTTTGTATTATGGGGGAGATAATCAAATAAAATTTAAACCTGATGGGGATCTTAGACCAATTTTAAGGTATCCACATCGTAAAGAGGATAATTTAGAAGGGGCAATAGTTTTATATGAGGGCCCTTTTAAGAATCAGGAGAATCAAACCCCTCACAATTTGTATATCATATGTCATGACCCCTATGGTCAAAATCAATCTGCAGATTCTACTTCTTTAGGAGCTGCATATGTCATAAAGCGTATGAATAATATATCTAAGCCTGATGATATGATAGTTGCTAGTTATGTAGGTAGGCCGCACTCTCAAGATGAGTATAATAGAAACTTATTTATGTTAGCAGATTATTATAATGCTAAGATAGGCTTTGAGAACGATCGTGGTGCAGTAATACAATACGCAAGGCAGCATAGAAAGTTACACAGACTGCAAGAAGAGTTTGAGATGTTAGATAAAAAAGACTTACGCTCTAAGAATGTAAAGAGGCAATATGGTATGCATACAACAGAGGCTCGTAAAAGGCAAGGGGAGTTATATATACGAGACTGGTTGAATTCTGTAAGATCTGTAGATGAAGATGGGGGTATTCTCCTAAACATGCATAAGATATATGATATGGCATTACTGCAAGAGCTTATAAAATTTAACCATAGGGGTAACTTTGACCGTGTAATGGCACTTATGATAGGTATGTATCACACGCGCGAACTTTATAATGCTGAGGTAAAAGAGATATTAGAAGATAATTCTGCAAACGATTGGTTTGATAAGAACTATCAATAGTGCTATATATATAAAGAAACATGGAAAAACCTTACACCTTGTAAAAATGCACATAAAAAAACTTAATTTTGTAAACATATGTATCTAGGGGGAGACAAAATACCGCAGCAAAAGCTGCCTTTATCAAAGAAAAATAAACAGTGGAGAGAGAGCTGTGTAGAAGCCTATATAGATCTTTCTAATCAAGGGGTCAACCAAAGAAAGGATGACCTTAAACGCTTATATGATTACTACAACGGTGTAATTTATGAGGATGACTATCGTTACGTTACACATCCTTACGGCAAGAGCCGTAACAATTTTCCCTCTAAAATGCGTAACTATCCTATTATCAAACCTATCATTGATCTCCTCTTGGGTGAAAAGTCTAAAAGACCTCTTAATTACACCGTTACCGTACAGAATGGAGATGCAGTTAGTCAGAAAGAGCAAGCAAAACAAGAAGCCATCTACCAGAATGTTCAGATGCAATTTCTAAACGCTCTTAAAAATACTAACCCAGAATTATTACAACAGATAGAAACTCCAGAGGATATACCTCTCCCAAAACAAATAGCAGATCAGTTTGAGAATAGCTATGTAGATAATAGAGCTATTAAGGGACAACATGCTTTAACTTATATTATGCAATCTGAAGAGGTGTATGATAAATTACAGAAAGCATGGTTCCATTTCTTAGTATCAGGAGAAGTATATACTCACAGAGGAGTAAGAAACAAAGAACCATTTTATGATATTCTAAATCCTATAGATGTAGATTATGATAAAGACCCAGACTTAGAATTTGTAGAAGATGGGGATTGGGCCTTAGTTAGAAAATATGTACATGCCTCTACAGTAATAGATACATTTTATGAGTCATTAACAGAAGAGCAAGTATTAGAGTTAGAGGAGCCCAGACAATCTGATCCAGAGAGTTATTTATTATACAGACAGTCACGCGCAGGTTCTGACCCTAATACTTACAGAAATAGATTAATAGAAGTTGTACATGTATATTGGAAGTCTAGAAAAAGAATAGGCTTTTTAGAATACATTGACCCAGAGACAGGTTCTTTAGAGGAGATAGAAGTTGATGAGACTTTTAGAATGCCTGCAGAGATGAAAGAGGCTGGGGCAAAAATAACTTATCTATGGGTAAATGAAGTATGGGAAGGTACTAGAATTGATGGTAGAATGTATGTTAACATCAATCCTGTAGCTAATCAAAGGCTATCTTTGGATAATGTGTCTACATGCAAACTTCCTATTAATGGTAGAAAATACTCTGATATAAATGCTGATAATATTTCCTTAGTATCACTTGGGATACCTTATCAGTTAAATTACAATATTTACAAGTATAGATTAGAGCTAGCAATTGCAAGATCAAAAGATATTATTGCTCAGTTTGATATAAACCTTATCCCAAAGAAGTGGGATATGGATAAGTTTATGTACTACGTAGAAGGTACAGGTATTGCTTGGGTAGATTACAACAAAGAAGGTATTCAACTAAACCCACAACACCAGTCAGTTCTTGATATGTCAATAAAGACTATTCAGCAATATGTAATTCTACTTGATTCTATACTAAACGAGTGGGAAAAACTTTCAGGTGTATCTAGACAAAGACAAGGTACTATTGGGGCTTACGAAGGTAAAGCAAGTTCACAACAAGCTATACTACAGTCATCACATATTACAGAAGATTTATTCCGTAAGTTTGGAAGACTAGAACAAAAAGATTTACAAGCACTTATTGATTATTCTAAAGAGGCTTGGCTTACAGGTAAACAAGGAATGTTTGTTATGCCTGATGGTACTGCAGACTTTTTAGATATAGATACTCTACAACACATGGAGTCTAACTATGGCATCTTTGTATCTGATTCAGGTAAAGACATAGAGAGACTAGATCAAATGAAACAACTTGCACAAGCTATGATGCAGAATGGTTCTAAAGGATCTACAATTGCAGAGATGTTAGAAGCAGAAAGCTTTACTCAAATTAAATCTAAATTAAAAGCAGCGGAGAAAGCTGCAGAAGAATTAGAGAGAGCACAACAAGAAGCTGAACAAGCACAGGCTCAAGCTCAACTACAAATGGAACAAGCTAAGACTGAGCAGCAATTAATAGAAAGTGAAAAGGATAGACAGAAGGATATTGAGATTGCTTTAATTTCAGCAGAGTCTAGAAAAAATCCAGAGCTAGATAGTTTCAATATGCAGAAGATGATGCAGGATTTTGAAAACAAACAGCGTGAGTTGGATATTAGAGAAAAAGAGCTTAATGCTAAGATAAATAACGACAACGAAAAAAATCAAATAGCTAGAGAAGGCAATGCTGAATAATCAAAGGCGTAGAGAAATATTAGATACGGCTAGGGCTACTGGATTCCAGGGCAGCATATTAGATTTATACAAGATGGCTAATAGTGGTATAAATGTAGAAGCAATGCTAGAGAATCAGCCATTAGTAGCACAAACTCCTCAACAACAGCAAGTAGGTTTACGAGAGCAACAAGCTATGGGTAATACAAATGCTAGCATGGTATTCCCAGATGTTCCAGCAAATACATCATTCAACACACAAGGTATGAAAGCCCCTATCAATATTACAAAAGTAGACGATCAAGGGCATTTAGTAAAATCATACCAGAATGTACCACCAGGTATTCAAGATTTACCTACAGGACCAAAGCGTGGTACAGTTATAGAGACGCCAGCTTATCAAGGTGGAGGTTTTAAAGGTATGCCTTTAAATTTAACTGATGTACTGCAGGTAGCAACAGCTGAAAAGATGCCAGAAAATAAAAAGACTGCAATGGATAAAGTTGAAGATATTTATTCCTTAGGTGCAGCTAATTCAGGCAGACCTCTTATAACCACTGTTGATTATCTAAAAGGGGTAATTGAAAAGCCAAGCTATTATAAAGGAATGTTTAAAGCAGCTAGAGATGCAGCTAAAGGTGATGAATTTGCTAAAAAAGTTTTAAGAAGATTTTATGGAAGGGAAAAACAAAAAGTAAATGATTTGATAAGAGAAGGTAAGAGACTTGGTCAAGATGCTTACAAAGTTTTAAAACCCTTAGCAAAAACTGCACGAGCAGGTTTTACAACAGTATTACCAGTAGATGTGTCAAAGGATGCCAGCGATATGCCAGCTTTATACGGCACTGGTGCACAAGGAGATCCGTACGCTACTAAAATTGACTATAATAAAGTATACCAAAGAGGTGGTATATATATTAAACCAGAAAATAGAGGCAAGTTTACTGCTTGGGCAAAGAAAAGAAACTTAACAGTTAAGCAAGCCGCTAATAAAGTAATGTCTAACAAAGAAGAATATCCAACATCCGTAGTTAAAATGGCAAACTTCGCTAAGAATTTTGCAAAACGAATGGGGGGAGTTCGATCTGAATATAGTAGCTTAAGTGATATATAGTAAAGACATATCTAAAAACATATGCGTGTGTACCAAGACATGTATATTTAACTATTTTTGTAAAAACTAATTATATAGATTATGAACCCAGAAGAAGAAAACATTGGATTAGATGACATCTCGTTTGACGATGTTATCAGTGGTGGATCTGAAAGCACAGAAGTTGCAGAAGACTTAGCAATAGATTCACCAGAAGCAGCTGACGAAGAGTTAGAGGCGGATGCAGAAGAAGTAAAAGAATCTGAAGAAGAGGAAGAAGAAATCCTTGACGAAGAGGAAGAAGAAGAAGATGATGAGGATGAAGAGGACGACGAAAGAGATCCTGTAGAATCTACAGTAGTCGCAGAGATCTTAGAGAAGTTGGGATATGAAACTGAAAAAGAGTACGACGATACTCCAGAAGGTTTACTAGCAATGACTCAAGACGTAGGGAAGCAGATGGCAGAAGATCAATTAGATGAACTGTTCCAAAACTTTCCATTGATAAAAGATCATTTAGAGTATGTTCTAAACGGGGGAGACTCCCAAGAATTTATGAAAGCGTATGATCCTCAATTAGATTACAACCAGTTAGAACTGGGAGAAGACGATACAAGAAGTCAAAAGGGAATTTTAGCAGATTATTTTGCAACAAAAGGACACGACAAAGACTTTATTGATGAGTTATTGACAGATTATGAAGACACTGGTAAGTTATACCAGAAAGCTGAAGCAGCTAGAAGAGCATTAGGCAAAATGCAAGAAACTTCTAGACAACAATTAGTTGAATCTCAAAAACAAGAGAGACAACAAAGAGAAGCTCAGCAGCAAGAGTTTTGGAATAATGTGTATGAGACCATTGAAAACAGCAATGAATTCGCAGGTATCACAGTTCCAAATAGAGAGAAGTCAAAGTTTTTTGACTATATCTCAACACCTGTGACTAAAGATGGTCGCACACAGAGAGATCTAGATCACTCGCAAGCAGAGATAGAAACTAAACTTGCAATTGATTACATGATGTACAAAGGTTTTGATTTATCAAAATTGATAGAGAAGAAAGCTAAAACACAAAGTGTTAAATCATTGAAAGAGAGAATTTCTAGAAATGAAGAAAAAGTTAAAAGCGCACAAGGACGTCAAAGACGTAAGAGTAAGCAAGTAGACTTAGATGATTTAGATCTTAATTTTTAACAAATGGCAATTTTAAAATGCAACTTAACTTTATAAAAATTAGATAATTATGCCACAATTAAATGGAACGAACATTAGCGTTCAAAAGACGTTTTATAATGATTCGCAGATGACAGACATGAACAGTCTGGCAAATGCATTGTTGTCTAAGCCAACTGAACTTTCTCCGATTATCACGCATCTAGCGGGTAAAGATGATAAAAGATTCCCACTATCTTTCTTAACAGAAGGAGCTGGTAATGTTCAATCAATCGACCGTTTAGAGTATG